TCAGAACCTCGAAGAATGCGGGCAATGATTATTTCTATCAGATACTCACAGACCTACGCCTCAGACGAGAGGAACACATTGAGAGTATCAATCGGCAGATAGAGGTAATTAAGAACCTGCTCGGTGGCATGAGCTACAGACCATTGGATATGTGGGAGCATCTGAAAGAGGTGCTGGATGATCCGCACGCTTTGGTTATTGCAAACCCACCGACCTACTTCTCCGGCTATGAGAAGTTCTACGACACACAGGGCAAAATGACCTGGAAGGAACCGCCGTATGAACTGTTTGACCCGGAGACAGGGCACCAGCAGTTCTACGACCTCTGCATGGATGCGAAGGCATTGGTTATCTGCTACCAGGAGAAGAGAGTAGGCGAAGCCGTAGGATATACGATATACGCCCGCTCCGGCACGAGAGCAGATTTGAATGCTTACATCACTACGAACCGGGAGGAAGAGGCAACCGCCCTGGCAAACGGCAAGAAGATAAAGCGCCCGGCAGAGAGTAAGTTACAGCCGTTAGACTGCAGTATGCTTCCGAGAGATTATGTGATCCGGGAAGATAGCAAGGTGCAGGTTATCCCGATTAAGTCAGCAGAGGCTCAGTATTACAGAGAGTTATGGACTCACAATTTTGTCGGTTCATCGGCGACGTTCAACAGGGCATTGCTGATTGATGGCTATGTGGCTGGGGTATTCGGCATCTCGAAGATGGCGGCAGACAGCGTATTCGTTTGGTACGTGATGAAGGTGCCACACAAGACATACCGCCTCGGCAGGCTGTGTTATATGCTGGCGCAGAACAGAGATTTTGTAGATACACTCCTGGACAATATCGAACAGGAGAAGGTCACAAAGATGCGCACCGCAATGCTTACCAGGTACCCGGAGAACAAAGAGGTACGAGGCATCATGAAACTGGTAAACAGGGTTGAGGACAAGAAGAACGGCTACAAGCTCACGTATGAGGCTGAACTAGTAGAGGGAAGAACCGAACAGCAGACGCTTCAAGAATGGCTAAGGAGGGAAAACGAATGGCAGAAGAACAGAGCAAAGGCATCCAGCAAATCGAAGGATGCGAAGTAATCTATGATATGGGTTCCGGCTTGGTGATCGCCAAGGTTCCGCTGGATAAGGTTAAGGAGCAGGATATCAACGCCAGGATAATGAAAAACGAGATGCAGGATCAGTTGACCGCTAATATCAAGAAGCGAGGACAGCTGGAAAGCCTGCCTCTTTTTGTTTTGGTGGATGGCAAGCTGGAAATCATCAGCGGCCACCACAGAGTAAAGAGCGCACGTGCTGCAGAGATGAAGGAAATCATCGCTATTGTCGATGTGTCCGGTCTCTCACGAAGCAAGATTGCGGCAAAGCAGCTGGCACACAATGCAATTTCCGGTTTCGACGACGACAGTACGTTGAGAGAAATCGTGAAGATGATAGACGATGTGGACGATATGATTGAGTCATTCGTCGGCAAGGAGATCATGGAAGAACCGCTGGAACAGTACGACAAGATGCTGAGTCCTGCGGTTCAGTTTGATTTTAAGAATGTGACGTTTACATTCCTTCCGCACCAGGTAAAGGATATGGACGCACTGGTTAAAGACCTGGAATCAAAGGCTCCGGACATTGTGGGCGTGGCATCCTACGAGCAGTGCAAGGGATTTGTGGAGACACTTAGCAAGTATCAGAAGTTTACGGACATCCGAAACGTCGGTGCGGCTATCCACTCCATGATCGAGAACGCCGCTCAGAAGATGGACGACTGCGGTTTCACAGAGGAAGGAGAATGGACCTACCTCGCTAAACTGTTTGGCAGTAATGCGGTACCGGGTGAGTCCGCTTCCGTTATTCAGCAGGCAATCAAGAAAGCTGAGAAGGAAGGGACAATCACGAGTAAGAACAGGTGGCAACTGATCGAGTACCTATGTGCTGACTACCTCAGTGGCAGGTAGTTAATGTATGGCAGCTAAGCCAAAATACAATGCCCCTTACCACGATAACTGGGCGTGGTCTTTGGCTGCAATGGGTGCCACCAATGAAGAGATCGCCCTTGCCATGGGAGTCTCCGAACGAACCATTATGCGATGGGCCAAGGAACACGAATCATTCGGCAAGGCGCTTGGAGAAGGTAAAGGCGTATCAGATGCGAAGGTAATAAGGAGTCTCTACGAGAGAGCTACCGGCTATGAGTACGAGGAAGAGAAGAAAATCATTGAGTATGACAAGGACGGCAATGTGAAACCGGTCAAGATTGAAAAGACCAAGAAGCACGTACCGCCGGATGTCACGGCTCAGATATTTTGGTTGAAGAACCGGCAGAGAGACCGCTGGCAGGATAGACCACAGGACTATGTGGATCAGACCAGCGACAATGATGCGGAGGTTCAGATTTACCTTCCGGATAATGGGAGGGACGATTGATGAAAGAGAAAATCGTATTAGCTCCGCAGAAAGGACCGCAGGAAATGTTTTTAGCGACCTCTGCGGATATTTGCATTTACGGAGGCGCTGCAGGCGGAGGAAAAACCTTTGGACTGCTGTTAGAGCCGCTTCGGTACATGAACAATCCGGACTACAACGCAACTATCTTCCGACGTGACTACACGCAGGTAACATCTCCAGGAGGCTTATGGGATAGTTCACGAAAGATTTACCGCTACGTGAAAGGTTCCCAGCCGTTAAAGACACCAAAACTACACTGGACTTTCAAAAGAGGCGCATCGGTCAATTTCGCCCACCTCGGACGTGATGAAGATTGCGACGACTGGCAGGGTTCGCAGCTCACGATGATAGGATTTGACGAGCTGACGCACTTTAGCGAGTACCAGTTCTTTTATATGCTGTCTCGAAACCGTACAGATTCCGGTGTAAAGCCGTATGTACGAGCCACCTGCAACCCGGACGCAGACTCTTGGGTTGCTGAGTTCATTTCCTGGTGGATAAACCAAGAGACCGGCTACCCAATACCGGAACGGTCGGGAGTGATCCGCTGGATGGTGCGACTGAATGAGGTCGTTACCTGGTTTGACAGCAGGGAAGAGGCAGTGCAGGGAGCTATCGAGAACGGTGTCAAGCCGGAACAGGCTGAGACGATGCCTAAGAGCGTGACGTTCATTGCGAGTACGCTGCATGATAACAAAATTCTGATGAAGAATGACCCAGGGTATTTAGCCAACCTGCAGGCGATGGCTCTTGTGCAGAGAGAGCGACTACTGCATGGCAACTGGAAGATTAAAGCCGCCGCAGGTTTGATGTTCAAGCGAGTAAAGGTAAATATGCTGGAAGAGATACCGCCCGATGTTATTAAGTGGGCGAGAGGCTGGGACCTTGCGGCAACATCCGAGGATGAAAAAGGAGACCCGGCATACACAGCAGGCGTGCTGATCGGAAAGAGAAGAAACGGACGGTACATTGTGGCCGACGTTATCAATCGCCGGTTGAGTTCGTCCGATGTGAGAGAAATTATAAAGCAGACCTGCATAGCCGACAGGGCGAAATACGGAAGGGTAGCAACAAGACTTCCGCAGGACCCAGGCCAGGCAGGTAAAGACCAGGCACAGAGTTTTATGAAGCTCTTGGCTGGTTTTACTGTTAAGTGCATTCAAGAGTCCGGAGACAAGGTAACGAGAGCAGAACCGTTCTCAGCACAATGGTTAGGACTTGAAGGCATGGATAAAGGCAATGTCGATGTGCTGATTGCACCGTGGAATGAAGAGTATTTCAACGAGTGTGAGAACTTCCCACAGTCCAAATTCAAGGATATGGTGGATGCAAGTTCGTCAGCATTTACGGAGTTAGAGAGTGGTGCTACATACTCAGCACCGCCTAAGGATAGCCAGTTAGGCAAGAGCAGTTATTGGAATAAGTGAGGTGAGAACAGATGGCTAACAAAGAAATCGGTCGCATAGGTCAGCGACGCTACGGAGGAACAATCTACGAGGAGTTCCTTCACGAACTGAGAGGCACACGAGGAATAGAGGTCTACCGTGAAATGTCTGAGAATGACGATGTGGTAGGTGCGATCCTCTTCGCTATCGAGATGCTGGTAAGACAGTGCGACTGGAATGTAGAGCCGGGAGGCGATACCGCAAAGGACAAAGAGGCTGCAGAGTTCGTAGAAAGCTGTATGCACGATATGCAGGACACCTGGACGGACACAATTTCGGAAATCTTATCTTTCCTCACTTACGGTTGGAGCTTCCACGAGATCGTGTATAAACGCCGCATGGGAAATACGAAGAACCCAACCACGAAGAGTAAGTACACGGATGGCTTGATTGGATGGAAGAAATTGCCTATCAGAGCGCAGGAAACGCTCTACCGATGGGAATACGACAACGAGGACAATCTGCTGGGAATGACTCAGATGCCGCCTCCGGACTTTGGTACCTACACGATACCAATGAGTAAGGCTTTGCTGTTCCGTACAAAGAGCAGGAAGAACAACCCGGAAGGACGAAGCATTTTGAGAAATGCTTACCGATCCTGGTACTTCAAGAGAAGAATCCAGGAGATTGAAGGAATCGGCATTGAAAGAGACCTTGCAGGACTCCCGGTAATGCACGGACCGGAAGGGTTAGACCTTTGGAACGATGATATTGAGGACAACAAGCAGACACGAATTGCGTTGGAAAATATGGTAAAGAGTATTCGCCGAGACGAGATGGAAGGTGTGGTACTTCCGGCAGGATATGAGTTGGAGCTGTTAAGTTCCGGCGGCACCCGACAGTTTGACACGAATGCGATCATCAACCGCTACGATACCCGAATTGCAATGACGGTACTGGCGGATTTTATTTTCTTAGGGCATTCAGAGACCGGTTCCTGGGCGTTGAGTTCCGATAAGACGGAGTTGTTCGCTATGGCAATCGGTGCATTCCTAGACATGATCTGCGAGACATTCAACAGCCAGGGCATCCCGCCGTTGATCGATATTAACGGTGAACATTTTGCAGGCATCACGGAGTACCCAAAGATGTCCCACGGCGACATTGCAGATGTGGATGTAACGAAGGTTGCAGCATTCATCAAGGATATGACCGGCATCGGAATCCTGGTACCGGACGACGGACTGGAAGATTACATTCGCCAGGTCGGACACCTGCCGGAGAGAACAACGGACGACAGGACGATAGACCAGCGGCGTAAGCAACAGGCGGAGCAGAACCAGCCACCGGAGCCTGAGACAGCCGCAGGAAGCGATGGAAACGACGAAGGCGAAGAAATCCCCGACAATGTGGCGGAAGCCGCTAAAAGGCGATTAGGAAGGAGCGGTGCAAATGGCAATAAGGTTCATACGGCCAAAGCGAATACGCAAGGCAAAGACACCGGGCAGTCAAGAAGTCCTACGCAGACTTGAAGAGTACCTGCAGAACGAATGTGACGAACCGGTTGAAATCCTATGCGGGTTTTGGCAGGATCAGCAGGACGCCATCACGTACCAGGAACTCCGAAAGGCAGTAGCGGACGGAAGCCTCAGCAAAGAGACATTAGAGGCTTGGCAACAGGATTACTCAGTGCTTGTTGCCGAGAGATTACAGTCAATGTGGACGCAGGCAATAGCAGCGGGACCAACCGGGCAACCAATCCTGGACGGTTTCGCTTTTGAGTTTAACACTCAGACACCTGGCGTTCTCGACTGGATCAGTGAAAGAGGAGCTGAGTTTGTTACCCGATGCACAGAAGAACAGAAGGACGCAATAGCGGCACTCCTGGAAAAGAAAATGAGAGAGAGCCATACAGTAGATGAACTGGCAAGGCTCATTCGTCCATGCATCGGTCTGACAGAGGGTGACGCAAGAGCAAACGCCAGGTATTATGACAATATCGTGGCTACGATGCGAAAAGAGCATCCGAGAATGAAGATTGAGAGCATCCGCCGGAAGGCATTGGGCGCTTCTCAGAAATATGCAGAGAAACAGCACCGGGCCAGGGCATTCACAATCGCTCAGACCGAGAGTGCTTTTGCTTATAACCGTGGAGCCGATGAAGGCATACGCCAGGCACAGGGCGAAGGGTATCTTGGAACGATGGTAAAGAGATGGAGTACATCCGGAGACGATTCGGTGTGCGACATCTGCAATGCGCTGGAAGGTACTGAGGTAGATATGGACTCCGACTTTGATTTCAAAGGAAAGGTTCTGTTTGCAGGACAACATATGTTACCACCTGCACACCCGAGATGCGCCTGCGCTATCGAGTATATCGAAGTGGCTGCACCGAGAGGAAGGAAGTGAGAAAGTGAAGAAGTTCTCTGATTTCATCAAGAAGTCTGCAGAACCGCAGAAGAAAGAGCCTGCCAGCAATGTGATTAAAGGCAGGTTTAAGATTGCCAAGTCCGACGACGACAAGCACCTGGCATTTGGCTGGGCGAATGTGGCTATCCGTGCTGACGGAGAAGAGATTGAGGACTGGCAGGAGGACATCATCGAGCCGGAAGAATTGGAAAACGCAGCATATCAGTACGTGTTGCTCTATCGTGAAGGCGGAGAAATGCACGAAAGAGGCGGCGCTGCAGTCCTGGTTGAATCCGTGGTATTCACGGAAGAGAAAATGCAGGCAATGGGAATCCCGGCAGGCACTCTTCCGATCGGTTGGTGGATCGGCTTCAAAGTAACCGACGAGGATGTATGGGAAAAGGTTAAGGACGGCACATATCCGATGTTCTCAATCGAAGGAGAAGCCGAGAGAGTCGAAGTAGAAGATGAAAACACCTTGTAAAAATGGGGCGTATTGAGTTTTTCAGCAGTCTTAACCTTATAATTCCACATACGAGAGTGTAATAAGGGCATAGGTAGTTCACATTATGGAGACAAATCTAAGCAAAAAGAACAAATTGATAAAACAGATCAGCAAGGCATCCGATATGGTGCCTTTTTCTGATTTCCTGCTCGAATTTATGGACCGCTACGGTTTGAATAATCTGCGAGAGTCCACAGTAGAGCAGTTAGAAGAGTTTATCAGCAACAGAAACATCATTCCGTTATTAGGAGAGGCACCGCAAAGGTGTCTTTTTTAATATAAATCTTGCGGAAAGGAGGAAGCAAAGTGGCAACAAAGTTAAAAAATCTCAGAATCAGCAAGGTTGATTTTGTAGATGAAGGTGCAAATCCGGATGCTCACATTAAGCTAACAAAGAGTAAAGGCGAAAAGGGGCAGTCCACAGGAGAGAATGGCGATAAGAATGGTTTTGTCAGCCGATTGTTCGGTTTCATCGGCAAAAAGGCCGGCATGAACCAGGAAGAGATCGACAGTGCAGTAGAGGAAGTTCTGAAAGGCAACTCTGTTAGTTTCAACGAGCGTTTCAATGAAATCAAGAACAGAAAGATTGCTGATGAAATTTGGGATATATGCTACGCACTGCAGGCAAGCCTCTGTTCGATTCTGAATGATGAGGAGCTGGATAGCACCGGCGCAGCAACAGCGATGAATGAGAGCCTTGACGAGTTCACTGCAGTAGTGAAGGAAGCGATTAGCAACTGGTCCGGCGGAAAGGTAATCAACATCGTAAAGAGTGACGAGGTGACGGAGAGTGACCTGGCAATGATGAAGTCTGCGGCTGCAAGGCTGAATGACAACATCGAGAAGGCACAGACCGCCGCTGGAAAGCCTGCCGGAGAAGGAGACGATCCGGAGGTAGACACAGAGGACAAAAAGGACCAGGGCAAAAAGAAACAGTCGAAAGGAGACAACGAAGATATGAAGATCGACAAGAGCAAAATGACCCAGGCTGAGCTTCTCATTCTCGAAGATATTGAGAAGAGATACGGCGTGGCAGACGACCCGGCTCAGACAGAGCAGACTCCGGAGGGAAAACCTGCGGTAACAAAGTCTGTTGAGAAACCTGAGCAGAACCAGGAAACACCTGCAGATGGCGAGGACATCTACAAGGGACTCAATCCTGCTGTTAAGGCAGAAATCGAAGCACTCAGAAAGTTCCGTGAGGATGCTGAGAACAGAGAACTTGAAGCCGTAGCAGGCAAGTATGAAATCATCGGCAAGAAGAAAGAGGAGCTTGTACCTATGCTCAAATCTCTCAGAGCTACCGGTGGAACTGCATACAACGATATGATCGCCGTTCTTGATGCCACCGTGGAAGCGGTCAACAAGTCCGGCGTTTTTTCCGAGGTAGGCAAGTCCGGCCACGGCTCTGTGCACGTAAGTGATGCAGAGGGCAAGATCGAAGGTATCGCCAAGAGCTATATGCAGAAAGAACCTTCCATGAGCTATACGGATGCGCTGGCTAAGGCTTGGGAAGATAACCCGGACCTTATGGACGCATACGACGCTGAGGAAGGATTTTAAGGAAGGAGGAAAAGACCATGGCAAAGAGAAACTTCAACGGCTCACAGATTAACCAGTCTGTGACAATCGCAGAGCAGGCCGGTGCTGCTATCGACGATGTGAGAAACCTCATTCTCAAATATGACGAGAATGGAGATGTAGTCGTAGCAACCGACGGCACAGCACCTATCGTAGGCATTGCAATTATTGAGGCAGGCTATAACGACATCTCCGGAGCAGAGTCCGGAAAGGTTGCAAAGGGCGACCAGGTAGATGTTCAGATTAAGGACATCGGCTACATTCTTGCTGGCGGAGCCATCAAGAAGGGCGAAGAGGTAACTGCAACCGCAGGAAAAGCAACAAAGGCAGCTGACGGAGATTATGTGATCGGCGTGGCGCTCAGCAATGCAGCTGAGAATGACTATGTGAGAGTTCAGATTTCCAAGTATCAGAAGAATGCCGCAAAATAAAGAAGGAGGAAATGGTAAATGAAAAGAACAACAAAGAGCATCCAGGCAGACATTGCCAAGGGTGCTTTCAGACCACATACAGCGCTTTCCACTATGGCGCTGGCTTATTATCAGCAGGATTCAACGACCCTTGCAAAGAATATGTTCCCGGTTTGCCCGGTAGGGTTATCCTCTGACAACTATTATGTATTCGACAAAGAGGATCTGTTACGTGATAACTGGCAGAGAAAGCCTGCATACGGCAAGGTTGACCCTGCAGTAATCTCTGAACACACAGAGACCTATGCTTGTACGGTAGATCAGATGATTATGGGTATCGACTCCATTCGTCAGACTGACCTTAACCGCCGCCAGGGACCTCGTACTGCGGACCCTCGCCAGCAGAGAACTAAGGTTATGGCAGCACAGGCAAACATCCACCAGGATTCGGATTTCTCCAAGTCCTTTATGAAGCAGGGAGTATGGGCGAATGAAGGACAGGGCAAGGATGATACAACTGTTTCCGGAAATGAGTTCATTAAGTTCAGCAACGGCAACAGCGATCCTATTGCATTCTTCGATGCAAAGAAAACTGCCATGAGACAGGCAACCGGCCGTACTCCTAACAGATTAGGACTCGGTATCAACGTATTTAATGCGTTGAAGGTACACCCTGCAATCCTCGAGAGAGTGAAGTTTGGCGGTACAACTGCAAATCCTGCAAATGTTACCGAGAACGTGCTTGCACAGCTCTTCGGAGTTGACAGAATTGTTATCGATCAGACCGTGCAGAACAAAGCCGGTTTAGGCCAGGCTGCAAATATGCAGTTCATTGGCGATCCTAACTCATTCCTGTTAGCGTATGCAACAGATACACCTTCCATCGAGGAGCCTTCTGCAGGTTACATCTTCACTTGGGACATGTTAGAGAACGGCATCTTACTTCCGGTACTCAACTACCAGGGCGAGGCCGGAACACATTCTGAGTTTGTCGAAGGCCTTATGGCTTACGACATGAAGAAAACTGCAGATGATCTTGCGTTCTTCGGTTACGACGCAGTGTAAGGAGGTTTCGCCATGAGATTAATTGCAAAGAAGCCTTGCAGTTATGGCGGCAAAAAATTCTTCATCGGGGATGAAATCCCAGCAGAACTCGTGGTAAACATCGAGAGAGAAGAAAAGCTCGGCGTAATCTCAGCCGCAAATGACGAAGCAGGGGTACCGGAACAGTCCGGTGCCCTTTATTCGCAGGAGCAGGTAGATAAGATGATCGCCGATGCAGTCGCCAATGCAGGCAAAGGATTTACGCAGGAGCAGGTAGATGAAATGATCCAGTCCGCAATCGCAGAGCTTGAACCGTTCGACTCCGACAATGCCGGTTTTACCGTAACAGTCAAGGGCGAGGGTGACAATGTGACGGCGGTTTCATGCAGTGCAGAGGATATTCAGTCTGTGGTCGATGTACTGCAGATGAATGCGGACGATGGTGCAAAGGCAGTAGCCAACGTACAGTCGGACAGCGTTCTGATTTTGCTTCACGCCTTAGACACACGCGCTACGGTCAAGAAAGCGGCTCAGAAACAGCACGACACTTTATTCTCCGCTGACGGCAATTCAAACGAATCCGTAGGCGGTAACGCAACCACAGACAGCATTACGGAGGGAGCTGATACCTAATGTCAAAAGGTGCATACACATATGAGCCGGGAAACATCACGGAGTTTGGCAAAGACCGTATGAGGTTTGAACTTGGAGACACGATGGTAGAGGGCCTGGCAGATACGACGGCATTGACCGACGAGGAGATACAAGCAGCAATCGACGCATACCCGAATAAGTGGAAGCGTGCGAAGCTGATGCTTCTTGAAAGTTTGTGCCGCCGTTTTGCGTATGAGGTCAACACAAAGACCGGTCCTCTCAGCCTGGATATGAATGGCAGGGCGAAACTTTGGAAAGAAGATTACGACAAGCTGAAAAAAGAGGTCCAGGCAGAATCGGTGTCAGTGCCACGGTTCGGAAATGGGGTAGATGGTCCGCCTTACTTTCATACAGGAATGCACGAAAACGAGAGGGTGTGGAACGGATGATAAATGCGAGATTTATGTATTTAAGGCCGGGAAACCTATTCAAGGATTTTGTTGTCGAGTCAAATACGCAGGTTGTAACAGCAAGTGGAAGGGTAGCAAACGCCCCGAAGGGAGACGGCTCAAAGATCATCAGAGGATGTCTTGCCGAGTCCACGAAGGAACAGAAGGAATCTCATTCAACGAGAGACCGTGTTTGCACCCATACGATTGTGCAGGCGGGAAGTCCGGAAGCAAAGAAGTCCGATAAACTCATACTCGGAAATCGCACGTTTTACATCATCGACCTGGACGAGGTGGGTAGCTTGGGTATATCCACAATCTACTACGCCGAGGAAAGGAAGGATGTCAAATGAAACTGTGGAACGATGGAAAAGCAGGGAGCGCAGGAAGTGCCATAAGGGCAACAGTCAAAGGACAGGTAGCCAAAATCAACCGGCAAGTCGTAGCCAGGGGCGCTAGGGCAGTGAATGCTATGAGAAACGCAGAACTGGAAGTGCTAAAAGGTCAGAGAAGCGGGCGAACATATCGCAAGCCGCACAGCAAAGCGACCTACACAGCTTCGGCACCAGGAGAACCACCGGCAAGACGTACAGGAAATCTCCGTATGCACT